AGACGAGTAAGGAAAAGCCTCATCTGCTCAGGGGTTGTATTCTGAGCTTCATCTAACACAACCATACAATCTTTTAGAGTAGTGCCTCTCATGTAAGCCAGTGGTTTAAATACTATTCTCTTACTCTTTACTAAGTAATCTACAAAAGAACTACCTAACCTCTCCTTTAACACATCTACAAAAGGTTCAATATAAGGGAAGAACTTATCCTCTAACTCTCCTGGGAGATGGCCGAAGTCTTCTCCTGCAGTTACCTTAGGGCGGACAATAACTATTTTAGATATATCTTTATTTTGTAAGAGTTCTGCTGCAATCGCCGCTGCTATATAGGTTTTACCAGATCCTGCGGAGCCAATGGCAAAGGTAATTATCTTAGTTCTTATATGATTAATATAATTGTACTGAGTCTCATTTAAGGCACGTAATGGAGCTACCTTCTTAGGAGTATCCTCAACTACATATTGAGGCTCTACTACGATATTTACCCTACTATTGTTTGTTCTAGATCTTCTTGGTTCCTTTCTCTCTTTATTCCTATACTTAGCCAAGTTATTAGTCCTTATCTATGGTTGTCAGAGTTACAATCCTGTTGATTACTAGAAAAAGCAGAACATGGATGAGCACCATCAATCTCTACTTGAATTAAAAAATACGCCATTACAACTATTACTGCTATTAATATGCTTCTCATAATTAACCTTCACACGAAGTACATTCCCCTTTAGATGCCATGACACCAGATTCACTACGAATATAATATAGTGACTTAATATATGGGTCTTTAAATGCTAACTGATGAACCTCTGAAATATAGGATTCATCTTCATCTGCGGAGAAGAATAAATTAATGGATTGAGCTTGATCTATATAACGTTGTCTAGTAGATGCTAGGCGTATGATTACTTTCTGATCAATCTCAAATGCTGTTTTAAATACTAATTTCTCATGGTCACTTAACCAGTTTACATGCTGAATGGATCCATTGTTATTTATAATATCTGAAATAACCTCTGGGGTATCCATCCCCCTTTCTTTCATTATCTTAAGGAGGGAAGGGTTCACTCTATTCATCTCTCCAGACGATGTGCCTTGGATATAAGCGTTCTTATATACTGGCTCTATACCCTGAGACACTCCACCACAAATCAAAGCTGAGGAGAGGTTAGGGGCTACTGCCAGTCTATGGGTATTAGCTACTCCATATCCCTTAGTTACTTTACACTCTCCAAATTCCTCCGCTAACCACTTAGAGGCTCTTAGACTCTCGTCATCCATGAGTTTAAATATGCGTGAGTTAGCGTAGTTAGCATCTATAGATTCAAAAGGTATAGAGTGATCTTGCAGATAAGTGTGGAAGCCAAGAGTACCGAGACCGAGAGCCATATTATTTTCAGTAAACATAACTGCTTTTTCAAGACCTTTAATTTCTGCTCCAATTGAAATAAAGTTGAGCGCAACACACTGCAAGAACACGGTGGAATTAAAAATAGCATCAGTATCTTCCCATTCATCTAACTTAGATAAGTTCATAGAGGATAGGACACAAGTATATGTCTCCCATTCGTTTGAGTAAAGAGCTATTTCAGTGCACAGTTGAGATGCAAGTACTTTTAACCCTTTGTCCTTGTACCACTGCGGATTCAGATCATTAACCTTATCGACAAAAAAGAAGTAACCTTTACCAGTTATCATTTTAAGCTTTAAAGCCTTCTGATATCTATCTAAAGCTTCCTTATCCCCTGAGTCTAATCGGTCAATGAATTTCTTACTAACGATCCAACCTATGTTAGCATCATCTGGGAATTTAGAGATGTGATTAATTAACTCTTGGAAGTCATCGTGATCTATAGGGACATAACCAGCCCAAGCCCCTCTCCTACTACTTCCTTGACTAATATCTCTAGCAACCTGTACATAATCTTTGAAGACAGGTACAATACCGCTAGCTCCCCCTTTAATGCCGTTAATAGGCGCTCCTCTGGGTCTAATGTCTCCTAAGTACCCTGAGGTACCAAATCCATTCTTAGAGAGCATTGCCACCTCTAGCTGACCTGTATAGAAGTCGTATACACTATCTCCTATGTACCCCCCGGAACAGCTGACAGGGCAGCCTTTATCTCTGCCCATATTAGCTAGTACTGGGGTTGAAGGTGCTAACCATCCATTCCATAATAGATCAAAGAATATAGACTCCCAGTAGGAGTGGGTCTTCATGTATCTTGATGCTGTTACAGCTATTGCTCTAAATCTATTCTTAAGAGTTTCTCCTGGCTCTAAATACTTTTCTTTTAACATCTGATAGGAGTTAGTTGTTACCCAATTAGGTAATTCCCCTGACTCCTGCAAGCCCTTTCTTTCATTACTTAAATCTGCATATATGCTCAATCTAACTCCAGTATCTTATGTTTATAATAGCTTTCTACATTACTCCACTCTTCTTCTCTATCTGACATCTCAGTATCGTTATATGTAGCCCTAGCGCCATACCCATCTTCAAAGGCCTCTTTAATCAAAGATATTATACTTATTTCTTCCATTATTTTACCATGTGAATTTAGATTCAGACCAAGCTCTATTATACTCTGAGCCCTGTTTAGCAAAGAAGTCATGTAGTTTAGAGGAGTTGATGTTCTTATAGAACCATGAGGACACATAGTCATCTTCTACTTCAAATCTATAAGAAATAATGCCTAAGTTCCCTAAGCACAAGTTAAGACGTTCTTTAACAAACTCTTTTAACTGGATGGAGGTAATACCTTTAATATCACCATTCTCAAAGATCTTGTCTATGATAATAGCTTCATGTTCTTCTATTGTTTTAGCAACATCTATTAGGTCTTCTTGTATCTCCTTTAGTTGTCTATCACTAACTCCCAGATCTTCAATCAGTTCCCTTAGATACGTCCTAAACAACCATGCTCCAGCTTCACTATGTATGTTCTCATCTTTAACAGAGAAGTTAATACCAGCTGTAACATTCATTAGTTTGTTCTTACCTTCGGATTGGAAGTGCTTTAGGAAGGCAAACGAGGAGTAAAGGACTGCTCCCTCGATCATAGAGAAGGAGGCTATTGATTTTAACTTATCAAAATGAGTAGCTCTCTTCTCTACTCTCTTACCTATCCACTCCATTCTATTCTTTAGGGTAGGGTCATCTAGATAGGAGTTGTAGAACTCATCGGTGTCTAAACCTAAAACTTCATTTAACTTATTGTAGAATGGTGCATGAACATTGATCTCAAAGAATGAGAAGCAATTAGCCATTCTCTGTATATCAGGTCTCTGAAAGATCTCTGAGATATATCCAGACCAATACTCTCTACCAACTGATAATTCGTATATAGTAAAAAGTTTGAGAGTGGAAACTACCCCATGATACTCAGCATCTGTAAAGTTAGTCTTTAGATCATGTAGATCCTTCTCTACTTCAATCTCATCAGGTAACCAGAAGATCTCTGCTTGCTGCTTGGCATACTCAATAGCTGTTGGGTAATCTATTGTATATGTGGACTTAGGGGTTAAGAGTTTAATCATAGAATGGTTCGCCTACATCATCTAAATTAGCTAAGGCTTTCTTAACAGCTGGTAGAGTACCCTTACAATATTTAAAACGAATAGAATAAAACCCAAACCACCTAGGGCAATCTGGGTCTAAATCTTTAAATTCGTACCTAAAAAAGAACCAATTCCACTGCCTAATACCATATTTACCATCTTTAAATTTAACTATTTTCATATTAATAAAACATTAGTTGTCCAATAACAATAGGCTTATAAGGCGTCTTAAACCTTTTACCCAACCTTTTGTGATTAAAGAATTTTCTAGAACCTATTGGATTCTTTAATCTACCTTTAGTATATAGAGTCGCTAGCTGTTTAGTTCTTTCTAGCATTACCTTCTCTTTTATTTTAACTCTATGTTTAGTCCATGTAAATGCTGATGGCATATAAACTACCTCACAAACAGAATTAGGATACTCCTGATCTTTACTCCTATTTAGTGTAATAGCAGCTACTGCCACCATAGCATCCACTGGTTCACTTCTAGCCTCCATGTACATATTTAAAGCTATGCACAAAACGGCTGAAGCAATCACTACCTATCATTATCCTTGCCTACTAATTCCCTTAGCAAACTTAAGTTATCTCTTTTCATCTTCTTTCCTTTTATATTGTTTAATTAACTCTTCAGCTTTAAGTGCTGAGTATGATACACAATCCTCTACGCTGTCTTGATGTAACCTATCTTGGCTCCATTGCCTAACATCTTTTAGATCCTGTAGAAGCAAGCAGACTTCAGCAGGGGTTATATTCTTACCTGTCTTAGCGTTGAATATTGCAGCCACTGAAGCGAAACTTCTTTCTTCTTTTGAATCATCCTGGGAGTACTCCGTCCCTCTTTGTTCTAGTAAATCTAGTGATCTCTTCAGAAAATCTACTGCTTTCATATTTTTCCTATTAGTTTCTTACGTAATTTAATGACGATCTCAGAGTTTATTTGAGATACCCTTGATTCAGATATGTTTAGTATATCACCTATCTTACTAAGGTTGTAGTCTTCATCATAGTACAGATGAAGAACATATCTCTCTCTATCACTCAAAGTCTCTATAGCTTCAGATAGCTCCTTCTCAAACTCTTTCAAGTTAAGAGAGGAAGGTGGATCACTCATATCTGCACTCATATCATCAGACAATGAATCTATAGACACTATCTTAGTCTTAGAGGAGTCATGAAGGATCTTATTATACTCCTCAGAACTAATCCCTAAATATTGCATTATATCCGCCGGTCTAGCTTCAGAGAGAGTATCAGCCTCTATCTTATAGATAGCGTTAGCAACATCCCTTGACTTCTTATATACAGATCTAGGAACCCAATCACATCTCCGTATCTCATCCATCATAGCCCCTCTAATCCTTATAGAAGCAAAGGTATCAAATGAAGCTCCCTGATCGTCCTTATAGCTCTTATGAGCTTCGAGTAACCCAATCATACCAGATTGAATTAAATCCTCTACCAAGACTGAATCAGGGAGTTTAGTTGATACATGATATGCAATACGCTTAACTAATGATGAGTATTCTTTTACCAGCTCATTAGCACTTTTAGTCATATTAAGCCTTATCAGCTCTGAAGATAGCATCCTCGTTGGAGTAAGCACCTTTAGGGTATCTCTTAGTAAGTTTGGCTATATTAGTCAATAGCACTAGCTCTCTAGAGATATTAAGAGCCTTTCTCAAATTCTCCATATAAAACTCTAGATCCCCTAGTTCCTCTACAATATTAGCGAAGTCTAACTCTTTCTTGTAGATAGTATGTTTCTTAATAGCATCTAATAGCTCCCCAGCTTCCCCAGCAATCCCTAAAACACTATGGATTAGGTCTGCCTCTAAGGGAGTTATATTATCGGCTATATCTTTCCCATCTTTAATTAGAGTGGAGACTAAGGATCCGTATTGTGCTTCTATGTTCGCTTTAGTTGCCTCACTCAATTTCTTCTCCTGATTCATAGTTAACATATGTTGGGCCTAATTCATACACACTACCTGATTTAGTAGTAATAATCATATTACTAGTCTTACTCCTATCTTCCCTTTTAACAATAGGTGATGTAGCTATAAACTCACCCTCCTCAAATCTATGGCTACCTGACACATTACCATAGGCTCTATTGTTAACTATAAACCAATTATCTAATTTCATTGAAAGTTTCCTTTGTATATTTTAATAGGTCTTCTAAGTCAGATTTAGATTCTGATAGAGTATACCCATCGGCTAGAAAATCAATAAGACACGTAACCGCTGCTGGTATTAAAAATAAAGCGCATAATAGAACCACACCAATTATAAATACTGTTTGTTTAATAAATTTCATAATGTTATTCACCTCCGAAGTAGATCATAATCCTACCGATGTCCTATATTGAGACCATCCAACAAAGTTAGCAGTTGTGTTGAATGGTACTGGGGTTGCTACATGCTCGAATGGGGATGCATGTCTATCTGATAGTAGATCATCATGGAATTTAATATCTTTATCAATATCTAATTGTTTATCATGATTTAGATAGGAGACTCTAGCACAACGAGCAACACTAACTTTCTTTCTAACAGACAGATCTAATACTTCTTCGTACTTATAAATATAAGGTAAGTGCCATTCACCTGCATCCATTTTAATTGGAGTAGATTGATCTCTGGCTTCTTTGATTGCTATGGCTAACAGCTGCATCTCTTGTTGAGCTGCTGGATGTATTCTGAGGGAGAAGAAGTTATCCCACTCAGTTGCTGTAACAATGACCTTAATAGTTGAAAATGGTTCTAATAGTCTATTGACTACTTGTTTATGAACACCTAGCATTTTAAGTTCAATTGCAGAGTCTACAGCCATACTCGCAGCTTGTAGCCACTCTTTATGCGCTTCTTTTAAGTTCTCATAGTCGAGTTGATCATCAGCTTGCATGCCCTTTTGATTCTGCATAAATATTGGTATTACAGGGTTATCCATAACTCTTTGTATGGATACTTCCACAGGTATAGCCCTAGAGCTCTGAGCGTTCCTAGAGAAAACACGGTGAGTCATAAACTCAGAGTGAATGTATCTAGGGTACTCTAACTCTAAAGTAGTCAGCCTTTTTTTATGGTTGGAAATAGAGTCTTTAATTACTTTCGCTGTTATCATAGTCTTCTATAATCTCCAGTTTCTTTATGTACCTATTATTAACAAAGCCTACCAATTTATCTGGGTTATCTGAGAAGAGCGTAATGTACTCTGGCATCTCTTGTGTAACCCCAAAGGAGTCTGCCTGTATCATCTCAATCTCCCCGGAGGCATAGGTCACCTTAATGTACCCAGGTTTTTCTTCATCCTTCTTATTAGTAACTAACTGAAAGATATTATCTTCACTCATTTAACATGCCTATCATAGAATATACCCTGTAAAGTAACCCAAATAGCTATTAGATATGGTATTGCCACTAGTATTTCAATCATCTTCTTCTCCTGCTAAACATATGATTAGATGCCATAAGTCTTTTGAATATAGATTCACCTTTGTCATCCCATTTTTTAACTAACCTCAATAGTTGTCTAAACTCCTTTTCAGTCATTGTACCCTTAATATTGTTATAATACCTAGATGTGCATCCAACATTCTCTAGATGTAACTTACCGCCCCTACTCAATGGAGTCTTATGATCTAATTCCATTACCTCAGTAGAGATGAAAGTACCTTCTATATAACATTTAATAGGTGATTGAGCCTCTAGCCAGTCTTGTATCTCAGCTCTGGTAGGCACATCATTTAAGTTTAATCCGAACTTCTTAGCCCTTTCTCTCCAAGAGCTACGTACTTGAGTAGCTTTCCAATTAGACCAATTGGTATGTTTTAAAGGGTTGGTGCTTTTTCGTCTAGCCACTAGGCAACTCCCATCGTTCGTCAGGATCAAGTGTTCTACGCATATGTAGTAGGTTACCTACTTCCCATAGAACTTCATCTACATCTCTACCATCGTACCATTTA